CCTCGAGCCTTTGGGATTATCCATCGCGCCACCCCGGTAATTTCGACATTAGATATGACACAGGATCACTTCCTTTCGCCAGTTGTGGCAAGAAGATTCTCCATTTTCTCTTCGAGTTTGTGAAATCTATAATCTGTAACCCAGTTTTCTTCTCTTGTTACTGGGTCTTTGGGACGGGTGCCATCTGTTAGACCGTTTGCAACTTCGTAGTCATAAGCCTCTTTTGCCCATTCGCTCAAATCTTTCGGATAATCAACCATAGCTAAATCAAATCTCCTTCCAGGGCAGGTCTTATTTGCAAAATCAGAATGCCTGAATAAAGGCAAATCGCCCCATCTTAACCTTATCTCTGCTATCAATAGTTTAAGCGTAGCGTATTGTTCTACAGTTGGTTCGTATTCGTCAAAGTTTCCGACCAAACATATTCCTATAGATTGTTCGTTTTGTCCTAGAGTATGAGCTCCTGTAGCCGTTTCTGCTCTTCCGATGTGAACACTACAATCTGTTTCAATTAAATAGTTATAAGCAATACCCACAAAACCTTTATCCATGTGGTATTTCCTTATGCTTTCAAACGTTCCACCATCTGTTGCTGAGTGATGAATTATTATTTTATTAGGGTTATTCATTTCCTCACCTCGATTATAAAATAATCCGTATCCGCTATCAATGTCTTTTCCTTCTTCTCCAAGGTCTTTACTGTTCCACTCAAGGAAATCCCATACATCGCCAAACTCAAACGTTGACAAGAAGGAAGCCATCACAGGACAGGCACACGATGTATGAGTAAACATATAGTAATTGTTTGAGCCTGGAATCCAAAAGTTTGTAGGTGCAACAATGTCAAGCGATTCTCCTGTTTGGGTATAACTCGTTACCTTTTCATAAATCGGATCATAAGCCCCAACGCAAACCACAAATTCGAGTTTAGCAGGATAGCCAATTGATTCATCTTTTCCATCATTCCCTGCTGAAGCTAGAATCGTAACCCCTTTTTCGTGGACTTTCCGCAAAATGTCAATCTTGTAATCTGACATAGTATTGTATGCCCTTGAAATGGAAAGAATGTCGTAATCATAATCAAGCAACTGCTCCCATCCATCCATAAGTGACAAGTAAAGCGGTTCAACTCCTGTAATTTCCTTGCAGACCTTTGTGCATTTTATGCCATGGTCGTCAAGTCCGAATACGCATATTTTCTTGACTGGTGTGACTTCTGACATGTTACAGAGTTCATAATGTTTCCTGTTTTTTTCGTACAATTAGACCACCTCTATTTGTCCTTGCATCAAATTATCGCCTATTTTTTGATATTATTTCTCACTTGCTTAATGACTTCATTAGAAAAAACCGCTCCCCATGCTGCAAGAATACCGTAAATTGTGCCGTTGACTATAACGCATTGCGTAAATCCTTCCCCGAGAGAAAGAGCCGTATATACGATTGTAAATACAACTGAAAGGAAAAGAAGCACAATTGGAATAGTCCAATCCGGTACATTCGGGATTTTTTTCAAGAACATCCCCAAGGCATATATCACCGCCACTATTATCAATATTTCTTTCGGAATAAAGTTAAGCACATTAATTTCCATTTTGATTCCTCCTTGTTTTAAATTATTTTTCCTAGACAAATAAACGTATTTTTATGCTTGAACAGTAATACATAATCATCTGCTGTTGGAGAGTAACTTGATAACCGCTTAACGCCATGGCTTTCAGTTTCGCCGGTAAACTTGACTGCAAGCGGTGAAGCGGTTGTAACAGTGCCGAAGCGAATTATGTCATCAATGAAACTCTTTATCAGCGCAGTAATAATATTCAGCTTCACAGCTCCACCACCCTCATCGAATTTGTAAATCGTCCCTTTTCGCCAACCCATGTTATATTGTCAATCCTGCAAAGTGAATCTATACCACGGCTTGAATCTATCAACCTTATTGTATCGTATAGCTCTAATTGCGGAAGTGCAGTGCCTTGAATCATGAAAGCCCGGCGCTCTGATTTTGCCTTGATTAACTCTTTCTGCGCTAATGCTTGAGCCTTTGCAAGTGTGTCGGCTTTATCGGTTCTTATCGGATTCTTGGTACGTATACCTATATTGACCGTTGATGTGGCGCTTGTTATGTCGTCATCCGTTGCGGTGTAGGATATCCCTTCATCGGCGTTGTCGTTTATGACAATGATTTGATTATAAACTTTGTCACTTACCTCGATTCTAAACTGCCCGAAGATATTGTCTTTGCCGTATTCGATTGTGTAAACCGGATCGACATAGTAAACTGGGCGGAACGTTGGGAGCCCTGCTTTATCGAAATAGAATTCCCACCCTATGCTGTCAGCAATATCTGAAATGGCTTGGCTCTTGCTGTCGCCGGCGTGGAACACTAGCGCATCATTGTAAAAGTGAGTCGGTGTAATGTTCGTGAAGTCCGAGAAACCAACACCGGTTAGAATGTCCTCGATGACTTCATCAAGAAACTTTTCACTTACCGTAACATTCGAAAGTGTGATTTCCCTAAGTGCTCCATATCCTGCCAGCATTTCAATTCTTATCGTGTCAGCTGTTGCGCTTGCGAAAGCATGTTCAACTCTTCCTGCTACTCCTGTGACGGTTTCAATCTTTGTGTATGCGCCGGAGTCAATATAGCCGATTTCATAGCTGACAGCTTCTTGTTTGTAGTCGGTCAAATTCCAATCAAGCAAAACGGTATTTATTGACGCAGATGCGAAAGAAAACTTCAAAACGGGCTTTGTACCCGCTGGAAGGTAAAACGTGTCTATATCGCCATCGTAAGCGTTGTCAAGTGGATATGCGCTTGAAGATACTATGCCGAGCGCCGTATAATTTATCGTGAAATTGGGTTGGTCATAATTTGAAATTGTGAAGCGGATATACCGCACATTTCCTGCTGTGAATGTGGACCATGTGGAGCCATCAAGCGATGTTTCAATTGAGCCGACTGTATCAGCTGATGTGACAGTTATTTCGGAAACTCCGAAAGTTGCCTTGAGGTCAATCAATACATCGGCTTCAAATTTGTTAGCCGAAGCATTTGAGTATGTTCCATCCGAGACGACCTTTGTTCGAACCCCGTTTATTGTGGCGTAGTAAGTGATTGTTTCATCATAATCAACAAGATTATCACCGATTGCAATATTATTTTTAAAGGTTTTGACTCCTTCAAAATAACCTTGTTGAACAAGTTCGAGCATTTCGGCTTCAGAATAATCTTCTATCCCTAAATCTGTCATGTCAATTGCAAAAACTCCAATTGTTCCGTCTACTTCAATTGCGGTTGAGGCAGTAGCGCCAATCTGCAACACCGTGTTAATTTGAGAAGTTTGTATTCCATATACCTCGTACCAAACATTTTGAGCATACCCACTGCCATTGAAAACAGTGCTGTCGGAATATCTTATAAATGTGTCAGTAGCCGTTCCTGAAATATCTCTAACTTTTGCATATATAAATGATTTATGCCCTAAAGTGCCTATCCCAATTTGGAATGTTCGCCATGTATTAGTCAATAAAATATTATTTATTGCAGACACGGCATTAAACCATCCTGTAGTGCCGTCTGAAAAATCGCCGTTAGCAACTAAGTTTTCAAGCGTTAACGGTGTGCCTAAATCGGACGCAATTATCGTTAATGGCGTATCACTTGCACCTGCGGAATAATCTTTTATGTCGGTGAAAAGCGAAGTGATTACGTTCTTGCTGAGACCCCGTCCGCTTATCTGAATCATGTCGAGTGCCTTTGATATATCATTTGGCATGTCGTCAATTTTGAATGTGCCGAGTTCGTAGTATTCAGTTATCCCTTCATACTTGGCGTAGAATTTCAGCGTCTTGTCATACCAATAAAGATTATCACCGTGAGCCTGCTTGTTGAATGTATATTCTTGATTCTCGTTATTTACTGCCATACTGAATGTACGCCGTACAAAGGCATTTTCAGATAAGGCAACCGAGAAGTTTTCGATGTCGGTTAGCGTATCAATAAGCGTTCCGGTTGAGCTGTATATCTCGATTTTGTATTCCATGGTTTGATTTTTTGATCGCAATACATCAAGTTCAGAGGCGGAGATTTTCATTTACTCCACCTCCTCAAATACTAATGGCACAAGTCTAAATTCAGCAGGATAATTTATTTGCAAATCCGTTGACTCTTTGACCTTCCATTGACCGACTGAATCGTGATGCAATACCAAATCATCCGTGGTGTCAAGAGCGTTCTCAAGTGTTAACATTTCTGCTTCGGAGAATATCTGAGCTGTTACTCTGATAATATTTCCGCCATATCCTGCATCTTGAACCGTGTTTTTATCTTGTCCTAATATTGCCCTGCTTGTGACATGCTTTATGCGTCTACGTGAGTATGTCCCGTATCTGATGTTGAGCGATAACCCATCGAGATACCAACCGCTATACACGACATCATTGCTGACCTCGTTGGAGGCTGATGATTCGTTTGTGCCTTCTTTGACCTTGACATGGTAATAATATGTTGTTCCGCTTTCGATTTTATAATCTGTGAATTCGTTGTCCGTGGTTGATCCGATAAGTTCAAATCCTGTTGAAGTCGTGAGTGACCTGTAGACATTATACCCTGTGATTCCTTCACCACTTGATGCTGTCCAATCGAGTTTTATTCCTGCGGTTACATCAGAGGTTGAAAGGTCGGAAATTGCGGTCATGGCACAAGTCAAGAAGTGTTCGGTTGAAACCTCTGTCCAATAGCCGTCATTGTCTAAGGCTTTGACTTTTATTCCGTAAGTTGTATTGTATTCCAAATCTGCCGAAAGTGGCACATCATAATCAATCGAGGTGTCTGTAACTTCTCCCGAATCGAAGTATAAATTGTCGTCAGAATCGAAGACATAGACTCTGAATTTTGTGAGTGTGTATCCGCTAACTGTTGCGGTAATGTTTGGAGTGAGTTCGTTCGAGTAAGATGTCGGACTTCCTTCAGTTGTTGATGCAGGAGCCGTTATTGTTGGCCCATCATTTCTATAAGTTACTGTTAATTTTGGTCTAAGGTTTGTATCGGTTGTATAGTTTGAGGAACGCATTGACAAGACTTGGTCACTCGTTAATGCGTACCCATTATCGTTATATATTCCCACATCAAAAGCAAGCCATCCTACTGTTGTTCCGGCAGTATCATCGCTTGCAACAGGGGTAACGACATAAGTCGGCTGTGCGTTATATGTTACCGATGTGTCAGTCCATGATTCTGTTATTTTATGTGCCGATACAGTAGCTCCTGAACCGCCTATGCTCCAAGCATATAATCCTAATTCTCCGTCTACAATTTCATTTGTTATTGCTGAAACGTCAAATTCCAAGAATGATATTCTTTCTGGTGCCGTTGGATTTGCACGAAGGCTAGTCTCTGTTGCATAATTTGTAGTGGGCGCATCAGATGCAATATATGTGTCTTGGCTCGCAGGTTGAATTGTTGTGGTCGGATCAATCACTACTGGATATACTGCGGTCTTTAAAAATTCGCTATCAGGAATAAGGCATACTGATTCATATGCCTTTTCTTTGTAGTCTGCTTCAGCTAATGCGATATGAACTGCCCCGCGTTTTCCCTCTGCGTCTATCATAAATGATGTGGTGTTGAAGTCTGCAAATTTAGCGTTAGTCTTGATTGTAAACTCATAGAAAAGTTTTATTGCTTCTGCGTTCTTGACTATTATTTCCTCTTTGAGTCCATTATGTGTGACTTTGTAAGATAGGTCGGTATCAGGATATACATTTAGATAGCTGACCTTATTTCCTTCTGTTACTGTCTCGGAAGGTGTCGCGTCAACTAATTTGTAATTTATCCATTTATCTTGATACTCGAATGAAGCAAGAGTGGGATTCAATAGGTCGGATTTATCGTTAAAATATGTCATAAAGTTATTGGTTATGTTTTTACGTTCTGTCTCCCACTCTGTTGATGCTACAGTATCAAGGTTTACGTCCTTCCAGTCCTCTGAATCGCGATAAAATGCAGGATAGGAGTGTATTAGTACCTTGTTGCCTATTTTCTTTGCGTTTTGAGATATTATCATATTAGTTTGCCCCCGTATTTAAGGCTTTTTCGAATACATCTAATGCGCCTTGTCCGTCTGCTACGTTTACATATATTGTTTGTTGGATTGCTTGACTTCTTAGCATTTCTTCTGCGACTCCTGTGGTTACTCCAAGACTTGTTGCGGTTTGATTTATGTTGGCTTGTGTCGGATCTTTTATCTTTGTGACTTCTCCGCCCATGCCCATAAATTCAAAACCGCCGTCACGCTTTGAAAGAACTCCGTTTCCGGTAAAGCGACTGCCATCAATAACTCCACCACGAGCCTTCAATGCCGCTTCGTGAAGCTTTTCGGTTGCGGATAATTCAGCTTCTATGGCTTCAGTTTTGTTTTGTATTGCTGCCGTTTGTGTGTTTATTATGTCTGTTCCCATAGATGTAGTGGCATTCAACATTTCCTCTATTGATTGTTTATGCTCAAGTTCAATTACAGCCTTATTATTTGCGAGCCTATTCTTTTCCAATTCGTCAGAATAAAGACCAATGGTTGATGCTATCGCTTTGTCTATATCCATATTAAGTTGTATCTCTCTTGAAGCTTCACCTGTAGCAAGTGACATTTCTCGCATCTTTGCAGAAAACTCTGGCATTGCATCTTTTGAAAGGTTTGCAAGTTTTCCGGCTACATTTGATATTGAAATAAATAGTTCACGTTGAAATCCTCTAAATACATTTTTAACTCCATTAGAAAACGCTACTATATTCTGATGCGCTAAAGTGAATTGTTTTCCCATTCCTACAAATGTTTTTATAACAACGTCAAGAAAATCTGCCCATATTGGAAGTAGAACATCGCCGAATTTCTGTTTTATTACTTGTGAATAGGCGGCTATTCTTTTCTGTGCAAACGCTACGGTGTCTTTTTGAACATTGAAGGCTGCCGAAGCTGCCCCTGTAACATTAGCCATCTTAGCCATTTTCTCTGTTAGAACATCAGCCTGTGGGCCAGTCAAAGCCATCATTGCTGTTGCCCCTTCTACCCTGCCCATCAAGTCAGTAAGTTGGAGTCCGCTTGCATCTGCCGAAGCCTTAACTGCCATCAAGGCACCTTGAAAACCTTCTTGCTCAATAAGTTGTTTGCCTGTTTCGACTCCTAATTCTGCATATATGGCTTTTAGATTTTCAGTTGGCTTGATAAGTGCGACCAAAATTCCACGATATTGCGTTGCCACTTCTGCGGTGTTTCCTGTAACCCCTGTGAGTGTTGCCATTATTCCAAACAGTTCTTCTTGTGATACGCTTAGAGCTTGTGACAACGGAATGACCTTTCCGAGGCTTGATGCTAATTCAGGAAACGTTGTTTGCCCTAGTTTTACGGCCATAAATGCGAGGTCTGTAACATGTTGAGCCGCTGTTGCCGATGTGTCGCCATATCCCTTTGTGACCGCCGAAATAAGGTTTATCGCATCAGTCGTGCTTGCGAGTCCTGCGGTTGCGGCTTCTGAAGCTATGGTCAATATTTCCATTGATTCTGCTGAATCTCCGAAAGCCGATACAACTTGATAGAGTCCATCAGTTAAGTCGCTTGTGGTTTTTCCTGTGGCAATTGATAGACTTTGCACTTCTGATTTCATTTCTTTAATTCGTGGAGTTACATCACCATCAAGCAATGTTGCAACGTTAGCCAATTCTGATTCTAGTTCTGTTGCTGCCTTAACAGATGCAACCGCAAAGGCAGCGACTATCGCCGCCCCTGCTACCCCTGCCGCTACTCCTACTTTAGACATTGAACCCATGGCACTTGACATGCCTGTATTAAAGCCTTTTGTGTCGGCTCCTACTTTTACCAATAAACTTCCGAGTACACCCATTCATTCACCCCCTGGGGGATTGATTTATTTCTAATGCCGTCTTTTTAGGTTTAGCTTTTTCCTTTTCTGCTCTCTCATCTTCAAATTCTTTTTTTGCCATGAAGTAAATTACCCAATCATCAAGTTCTGTTGCTGGCATTTTGCTTAATTTATATACAGGGATGCCGAGTTGTTCGGCTAGAAAAAATCTAAAATATTTATCGGAATCCCCTTTTAGTTTTTTACCGCTTCATTGATATCTTTAGCGTCAAGTCCTGCTAATTTCAATGCAACTTTCCCAATTCTTTCGAGTACCTTTGCAGATTTTTTGTTGAGCATATCGAGATGACCGTCATTAAACATCAATTTATTATCTTCGTTGACAACTGTCATTATTACGAGTTTTGCTGTGACGTTTTGAATGTCAACTTTGCCATTATGTGTTTTGTCAGATATCAATTTCATGTATTTATCTCTTTCGCCACTTGTCATTGCCTTGACTCTTACAGAATCTCCCCATTCGGGGATTTCTATTTCTTCAAATTTCGCATCATCAATATTTAGTATTTGGTCTAAATTTAACATTTTTCTACCACCTTAACATTTCGTCTGTGGAGCTCCACGATACAACCATATCTTGCGGAGATCCGATTGCTGCCGACATTTCAACTGTATTTAATAATACCCACATTCTATCTATTACGCTATCATCTGCTTCGTCACGGGTTTCCAAAACTACCGGAAGCCCTGCGATTAAATCGTCCTCGAAAGTTGTATCTGTGACATCCCATTGACTGAGTGAACCTTCAGCACCTTTTAGTCCGGGGATTCTTGACATATGTGTGTCGCCATATTTCGGCGTTTCTTGCAAATCGCAAGCCACGTTTATTGAGTCTGCGTGTGCGTAAGCCACTGTTGTCATGGGAAGATAGTATCCGTCAATCGTGATAACCCTGCCTGCGTCAACAGTTTCAAATGCTACTATTCCGTCTAGCTTATTGAGCGTGTACGCTTCTGCCGTTGGAGTTCCTGCATCGTCAACCGTTATAGTTTCAGAATAATCAAGAACCCTTTTATCTGCATCGGTGATTTGATAGTTTTGATTATCACTTGTGGTTGTTGGTTCTGCGGTAAGTGTTGCCTTTGTTCCACTTATCTTTATCGCTCTTAATTTACCTGCTTTATTAGCCATTTACTCACCTCCTATGCTTGAGCCGGAAGTGCTACGGGTGCGGCTGTTCCTTGCAAGGAAGCCGAGAAAGTTTGTTTTCCTGTTGCATCTGAACCCTGCTCAAATGATTCTACCAAGCATTGAACTTGCTTGCTTGCTACTGCTATGCCCAAAGGGTAAACGCCTACAAATACAGTATCTCCTGGTATCAAAACATCTTGACCTGTGGTATCTACAGAATCATAGTTTCCACTCAATGAGAAGTTTGTGTCTTTCATCCCTGCAAGTCTCTTGTTGTAATCATCACCAAATTCAGGTATTTCCAAAAGGTTACAAAGTTGATTGAATGAAGATGAATCTGTTCCCAACACTTTTGCACCTGTTGAAGATGTCATTGCGACCGTTCCTGCCAATACATAAACTATGTTCGTTTTACCTGCTACGTTTGCCATTAATATCACTCCTTTTTAAAATAGTCCTTCGTACCGCATAACTAAACGATACACGTTAGTTTCTTCATCGTATTCATCAAAGCTATAAGAACGCTGAAATCCAAGTCCTACCATTACGTTGTCTATTGCAGATTCCATCGTTAAAATATTACTTCCACCTGCCGAGTTGTCCCATGCGTCTATCTGATAGTATAGATTTGATATATCCTCCGAATTCCCGAAAGAGTAATTCCCTAAATCGTCGACCTTAAAGTATGTTACTTGCGGATATTCTGCATCTGTCTTATTGTAGTGAAAATATACTCTATCACTTACTATTGCGGTAAGTGTTGCATCGTTTTGCAATGCCGAATATATCGTTGCTCTTTGGTCGTTCATTTTTTTATCACCCCGAAGCCTGTCATATTAGACTTAGTTATTTCGTAGAATATATCTTTACCTAATAGGTCAACTGCGTTTTGCTTATTGTGGTTAAATGCTACCGACATATACGGTCTAGCCGCTACGCCTTTTTTACTTCCAAACTCTTGAGCGGCCGCATATTCTACGTTAGTGCCAATGATTACCTCTTTCTTGCTTTGGTTTCTATCTACTTGATCAGAGTGTTCAGATCCTTTGACCGGTTCAAAGCCGTATTGCTTACCGTCAATTGCATAAGTTATTGAGCCTAGAAGCCGTCCTGTGTCAACTATATTCTTATGCGTAATTATTCGTTTCGCATCGCCTTCAATCATTGCTCCTATTTTCTGAAGTGCCGTTGTGGTTGCATCACCGTCAACCGCCTTGACTATTTTAGTAATATTACCAATCAAAGCCGCGCCGCCTAACATCTTCATCATGACTCTCGCTCCAATAAGACTTCGTAATGATTGTCCCACGCTAAGACCTTTAGGATGCGATAATTGACACTTGAAAGTACACATCTACGCCCTTCTATCCATGCAGTATTTACCGGCGTAAAAACACGCTTCATCTCGTTGTTGGCGGTGAGCCCGAACTCTCTGTAAGCCTTTTCTTTGTTGTAGGGTTGTGCATCTCCTGTGGCAGTAGCAACTGTTGTCCATGTTGGAACTAAACCGCCAATTGAGTTTCTTGTCGAGGTAGATGATTGAATGGTAAGCGTATCATCTTGATAAATCATCCTACCACTTCACTTTCTTAAACGGTGAAAGCTTTGACTTATAGGCGTTTATGGTGCTTGATTGGTCGATATATTCAAGCGTTCTATTGCCTTGCTTTTCTGATTTTACATTATCGCTTGTGCTTGCCGAATCAGTAGTCAGCATTGAAAGGATAATCCCTTTTAAAGATTTCGGAACATCCATCCAATATATACATGCTCTTATTTCTGACTCAGCTATAATGCTTGAATAATCCGTGTCTACTGTTATTGCTGTGCCGCTTATTGCCTTAATCAGATATGCACCGTCATTGTTCTTGGTTCCTTCGACTTTGAAGTACATGCCAACTTCAAAATCTGTAGATGAAAGATCCCCTCCAATCTGGTCGGGTGCCGTAAATGTTAGGTCAATTCCTTCATGATAATACGAGTAGTCTATGAAAAAGTTATTTAGATATTCGAATATAAAATCCATGCTCTCACCTCTTTTACACTATAATCCCGATTACATACCAGTAACCTTCTGTGCCATTGTACACAAGCGTTGCACCACCGTAGTCATTCTGGGTTTTGTCAACTTTGCCCTCGACTCTTAATTGTTGATATAATCCATTTTGATGCTTGTATTTTATATCATCATCTTGAGCGTTGACTACGTGCAGAATCTGACCGTCTGTACCACCTTGCAGGGATTTAAACTCTCGGTTTGCGCCAGTGCTAACCATTAGGATTCCAACCGGGTACAAACTCGAAACATCTAGTCCGTCGATGTGCAAATTTGTAACGTAAGTCATTATCTTAGGTTCGTCTTTATCATCAACATATTT